GTATGAGTCACGAAGTTGCGCTTCATGAATATAAGGTAGGCGGCGGTGGCGGCGGTGGCGGCGGCGGCGGCGATTACGGATATGACAACTGTCATTACTGGCCGCATTACAGTTTTCGTCCGTCATTGATTGATGTTGCGGCGATATTGACGGTGGGAAATTATGATACACCCAATCAATTCTTTGAGATGGATTACGCGAATAACTGGACGAAGCTCGGATTTCTTTCTGGATTTTACAATCACTTAACGAATCGTCATATTGGGCGACTTACTTCTGAGAGAAACGACCCAACTAAACTCAATGCTTATGAACTCAATCACGAAAGTCAATTCGTTGTTCCGATCACCGGCAATACCGGCAATACCGATAATACCGTGAATAATGCGCCCGCATCTACTCCGCCGAAAAAACGGTACCTAACATCCATTCCATTTGAGGACGGGTTTGGAGCCCAGTTTCAGCGCTTTATTTGGTCATGTATTTATGCCGAAGAATACGAAGATGCTGAATTCATTTATAGAACACCCTCAAAGATAGCGCATAACTATACCGGTGACCCACAATTTATAAAGAAATTAGAAAGGTTAATGAATATGAAACCGTATTATTTGAATTACGATAAAATAGCCGACAAGGGTCTGTGTAATCAAATTTTGACGCCGGATTTCTATGACATTTTTAATTATGTCGAAAAAAACATCGACCGATGTATGAAAAGTAAAAGTATGGAACGGATTAAAGCGTATTACTGGAAGAACAAGGACAGGTTGCGCGAGAGATTGCGAGTATTTCGTGTATCGGAATCGGGGGATAAGTATACTCACCATCTCGCAGTTCATATTCGCAGACCAAATTGCGATGATACTCGTCCGAATGGCGGCGAGGAATACACGAATGAATATTATATACGGTCTCTTTTGACAATACGAGAGACATATATGAAACTCAACCCCGAAAACCGTATTCAATATCATATCTATTCACAGGGAACGGAAATCAAATTCGCCGATTTATGTAAGCATGAAGTAATTGGTGAAGACGTAATATTACACTTGAATGATACAAACGAGGACACATTTATCGGTATGACGCTTGCTGATATACTGGTCACGTCCGCAAGTTCGTATAGTTATACTGCGGCGTTTTTCTGCGATGGGGATATTTATTATACTGATTTTTGGCACAAACCGTGTAGTTGGTGGAATAAATTAGAAAAACTGATTTCGTAATACAATAACCAATACTGTTTTTATTCTAACATAATAATAACAGTAGATAAAAGAAATGAACGACGTAATTGACATGAATGACATGAATGACAACGAAGACAATAAATACGGTGATTCGGATTTTTTAGCGAGGCGAGACCTTACCGTGGGTGATTTTCGTCAAAGCGAAAAAGAAAATAAACGCAAAATCGTCGAGAAGATGCTGGCGCTTCGACATAACATGAAATATAATAAGCACCTACTTTCGGTATATATGAAGGCGAAGGGTCTATTTGATACGATGGTGGAAGAGCATCGGTCCCAATTACACTATTTAGATGAAATCTATCGCCACATCAATGAACTTATTCGTGAAAATCTCTCGACATCGTCGAAAAAACCTAGCGCAATGATACCGGAACTCGTCAAAGATAAAAAACGTATCGGTACATTGTTGAAAAGGATGCGGGCCAGTTATGAAAAATTAACGAATGTGGACACGGTAGTGGGTATTACAATCGATAAAATTAATGAAATATCGTTCATGGAAGATGCCGAGGGCGCCGAGGAAGATGCCGACGATTCCGAGGGCGGCGAGGAAGATGCCGAATACGACGACCCCGATTCAGAGGCGACTGCTGATGACGCCGAGGAAGAGGACGATGACGACTCCGAGCCAATTGACGACGAAGAGGACGAAGACGATTCAGAGGCGACTGCCGATGACAACGATTCAGAGGCGACTGCCGAGGACGATGTCGATGACGACGATGACGACGATGATGATGATGACGAAGACGATGACGATGACGATGACGAAGACGAAGACGATGATGAAGACGAGGACGAAGACGAATCCGAGGCCGACGAAGAGGACGAACCCGAGGCCGACGAAGAGGACGAACCCGAGGCCGACGACGAGGTTATATTGTTATATTAGTTTGCTGATATTCGCGTTTTAGAAGTAATGAATATAAACGCGATGAACGCGAAAACCGTCGGTTTATGAGCCATCTTCGACATATGCGTTGAAAGATGCGCAACCAGAACGTCTTGTAAATCGAAACCATTTCTCCTCCCGGCTCTAATATTATCGTATCTACGATTTCTATTGTGACACCATAATATTTGGAGAATAATTTCGCCGACGAAAACAGTCTATGTTCTGTAAAATCAAACGTAAATAAACAAATATAGTGCGTATCAATTTCAGGCGAGCTTGTCGCAGGATCAAAACCATGTATTTTCTTATTGAACCTTTGGCACAATCCTACCTCATAACGCGACATCTGTGGATGAATGAATATAATACATCAACGATTTAGTTTCAATTTATTATATTCTTAAAATATATATTATCGTTCGTTTATACATCATAGTTCAAAATGTCATACATCACCAAATTGTTTAATACGCCATTCTTTCAGAACAAGTTTGTATTATATGGCAGCTTGTTGCTCGTATTATTGAGTATTTTGCGTCATTTGGCAAATCGAAACATCAATGCGGTCGTGCTTATGGCATTAATCGGTCTGGTTATGTCATACTTTAGTAAAAATATGATTATCGTCCTTTTGACTGCGTTCGCTACCGTTTTTCTCCTTGAAATGACTGGCTCTCAGGGAGTCATGGAAGGAATGGAGACCAAGAAAAAGAAGGAAGACGATGCGAAACCCGACGATAAAGAAGACGACGAGAAACCAGATGAAGCTGTGAAGGATAAAAAGTCTAAGGCCAAAGGCGAGGTCGAAGTTAAACCCGATGAAAAAGACAAGAAAACTGAAGGAAATACTCCCTTAAACGCCAAGAAGACGAATAAGGCAAAGACTAAGCAGGGTCTAGCGACCTTATCCCCCGCCAGTTATGACGGCAAAGACCACGACGATAACGAAGGTGAAAGCGCGAGTGGCGCAAAGGGTTCATCATCGAATCGTATTGACTACGCATCTACATTAGAGCAGGCGTATGATAATATCGAGACGATTATCGGCGAAGAAGGTGTGCGCGGTTTGACCGACCAGACAAAATCTCTCATGAATCAGCAAAAAGAGCTCATGAATAATATGAAAGAAATGGGCCCGTTATTGAAGTCGGCGGAAGGTTTCATGGAACAGCTTACTGGAGGTGGCGGTATCAGCGGCATCACAAGTATGTTAAAAGGGTTTGCCACACCTGGTGGTGCCAAGAAACAAGAGTAAAAAACAAATAAAGGCATATAATAATACTGGATTTTAGCATTATTATATTAGATTAGATGGTTCGTAAATGTCCGCCAGGCGTGTTATGTTTTGAAAATATCACGCTCGTTATTATCGCAATTATTGTTATAGGTATTGCTATTTATGCGCATTCGCGTTTTTTTGGCCATCACGGCCATCACGCCAACCCGATTATTATGATGTCCCGCGAACAACAACAATATCCCGACGAGGCACTCGATTTCGGGATTGGCGGTCCATCATCAAACCAAGATGTTTTATTAAACCCGTATGTTCCGCCTCTGCGCGATAATTCGGTGGGATCAACACGGCCGGTATATGATATTCGGGGTGGGGTTGAGACAATCCACTACGGCGGCATGGGGGGCGGCATGGGGGGCGGCATGGGGGGCAGCGGCGGCGGCGTTCGCGTAAATGTTCCTACGCGTTCGGTAGATACAACATACCGCCAAGTGGGTATTCTTACTAGAAGCAACGGTGGCCAAGAAACGATTCTTCCGCTCATTGGCCGGCCATTATTTACAAACCGCGATAAGTGGCAGTTTTACACATTAAGTGATAAAAACAACGCGATTAAATTACCAGTCAATGTAAATGGTAAGAGTGGAACAAACGAATATGGTTGTAATAATGTAAGCTCGGGGGATACGATTCATGTAGAAGGTTATAACGATGCGTTTCGTGTTACAGCGTATGATAGCGCATCACTGCGTTATTTGCCATTGTAATTATCGTTATATTTGACGACCGACCTGACCCTCTCGCCTACCCACTCGCAGTCGCAGTCGCAGGGGCTGCCGTGGGTGCCGTGGGTGCCGCGGATACCGCCGCTTCTTTCTTTTCTACACCGACTTGGTCTAATTTCGAGAATTGTTTCATAAATCCACCCATATTAGACGCACTATCAAGTGTATCCGTTTTTTTCGTTACGATTTTCCCGTCTTCTTCAAATGTTTGAATACGTGAAAGTTCCCATACAGACTGCGATGTTCCATCAAATCGTAAGCAGTCGCCGTTGGCACCAGCCGGTCCATGCCCAAGCAAGTTCATTAATTTCAAGAACTCTTTATTTAATGTCAACGGCAGAGTATCCTTCTTATCGTCAAAAAACGTCTGTAATTGCGCCATCCCGTATTTTCTCTCGGAACCACGAATCTTATACGAGTAATTATAAACACTCTCCTTAAAGTCCGAATATCCGGCATTTTTCGCAAACTCGGGATTTTGTAATAACGCATTCAACATTTTGAATACCTCCAACGCCGACATTTTACTTGTATCCTTCTCGCTTTCAAGGCTTGCGCGGGCCTTCTCGAGAGATTTTTTGAGTGTCTGTACCGATGTTATTTTACATCCTACATCCAAATTCACGACATACGTATTCGACTCATCAACCACCACCTTTACTTCAGGGTTATCGTTGCCAGCTGCGATATTCTGCGCATCCTTATTCAACTCTTCTGGCGTCATCGGCGCGATCTGTAATCTAAATTCGGATGTGTCTATCTTATTCTTGCTATCAAGTTTTTGTAGGAATGCCATTGTATCGATCGACGCCGGCTTGATATCAGCTTCCTTGCCTTTGATTTTATATAAGCGTTTTGAATCGGTTAAAATGCTTGGTGCGGCATTTTTATCCTCTTGTAATATTCGCACCTGTATCGCTGTATCAGTTGAATCTTTTAATACTTGACCTTTTTCGCCAGTATAAATGAATTGCCCTGGCTGATCGACTCCAAATGTATCACCATTCGCAATACCGACGACTTCTTTTGCTTCTATGTATAGCCCGCGTTTATCACTTGGTATTTTTTTGAGATTTTGTGTGAATTTACCGTATAATATACGACGCAGGTCAAATATATTTGTGTCGTTTTTATTGAGGATTTTATCACCGGATTTGAATTCAAGTTGGATGTAATAGGGAAGGCCCTTCTGTATAAGAAACTGAACCAATTTCCAAACCTCATTCTGGTTTTTACATTCATGTGTTTCGACACCGATTGAAATATCACCCTTTATTTCTGGTCCTAGTGAAAAGGGTTGCTTTTTAC